CTGCCGCAGGTGGAGAGTGTTTCAGAGATAACCAAACGGTATACCAATGTAAAGGATATTGCAGAGAACACAAAGCGGCTTGCTGATGTAGTAGATATTACGCGGTACCGTAACCTGAAGCAGAAGGATAAGACCTTAACCGAAAGGCTAAAGCATTTTACTACTACATTAAACCAGGCGCAGAAGGTTAATACCTATGCCACTGGAGGCATCCTCACCCAGCCGCATATGGGACTTGTAGCCGAAGCAGGCGCAGAAAGCATCATCCCGCTGTCACCAAGCAAGAGGACCCGAGGCATTGACCTGTGGAGAGAGACAGGCGAGCTTCTGGGCGTGCGGCCATATGCAAACGGCGGTATTGTTGGCGGCATCAAGGCCGACGACAGCGACATACCAGTAGCTGCAGGAAGCAGCGGCGGAGGCGTCACCATCAAGGTTGAGGTTTCCGCGAACCCGGAGATCACAATAGGCACCAGCGACACCGGCGACGACGAGCGCATCCTCTCCGTGCTGAAGACTTATATCCGCAGCATGGCAGACGACATCGGAGACGAGCTCGCAGAGCGTCTCGCCCGGATATTCGCCAACATGCCAGTAAGAGCGTAAAGGAGGAGCACGATGGACATTTACATCACCGATATCAAGAGCGGAACCAGAGTGGCGCTGTCGATGCTCCCGCAATCCGTAAAGCTCAAGGCTTCCGGGAAGTTTCAGACATATGACATCATAAACGCCGGGGATATCAAAATCCCGAAAGGACAAAAGCTCACAGAGATAAGCTGGAGCAATGCGATACTCCCCGGCGCCAAACGGAAGAATGCGAGCTACATCAAGCGGCAGCATTGGAAAGCACCCAACGAAATTATAAGCACGTTCGAGAGCTGGAGGAAGAACGGAACGCGCCTGAAGCTGATGGTAACGGAAACGGTCATCAACCACGACGTATATCTGGACTCCTACTCCGCAAAGGCGGCAGGAGGCTCCGGAGACTACGAGTACAGCATCACATTTGTCGAGGCAAAGGATATGATGATCTATACCGTGAACGAGCTCGGGCTGCAGCCGAAATCCCCCACCAACAACAACGTGAGCAGCAACACCCGGCCAGCGGCACCGCAGCCAAGCACATACACCGTGAAGTCGGGAGACAGCCTGTGGGCGATCGCACAGAAATATCTGGGGAACGGAAGCAAGTACATGGAGATTTACAACGCGAACAAGGCCACCATAGGAAGCAACCCTTCTCTCATTCACCCCGGCCAAGTTTTATCACTTCCGAGTTAGGAGGCGAGCAGGAATGATAGACATAGCAAAACTCAGATACCAGCTGCTGCTCGTTACCGAAGCCGGAAAAGAGATAGACATCACAGGAGCAACAGAGGACCTCGGATGGGAAGAAGGCGAAGCGGAGCTGGCGCTTCGGACTTCCTTCACCATAGCGAATGCCAAGTACAACGGGCAGCTTTTATCGAGCCTCGCAAAGCCCGGATGCCTTATCGCGGTAATTGCGGATTGGGGAACCGGAAAAGACGAAGTCGCACGCGGCACAATCGTCGAGTGGGACCCCCAATTCAGCAGCAGCGGGAACATCATAGCCATTACAGCATACGACGAACTGATCAATCTGCAGGCGAGCCAAGATAACCGGTACTATAGCGCAGGCACAGGAACCAAATCAGCAATAACCTCAATTTTCACCGACTGGGGAATCCCGATCGGCGAGTACAAAGGCCCGGATGTGGCGCACGCAAAGACGCTATTCAAGGCGGAGTACCTGAGCGACATTATTCTTCAGCTGCTCGACGACGCCAAGAAAAAAGGCGCAGTGGCATGCTTCGTCCGGAGCGCCAAAGGCAAGGTCAGCGTTCTGCCGGAAGGCAGCAACACGACCATATACCACTTTACAGAAGACAAAAACGTCGAGCTGGCAAGGGACCTGACAAGCATAACAAACCTCGTGACCAGAGTGAAGGTGGTCGGCAAGGAAGACAGCGAAGGCAAGCAGGCTGTAGAGGCCATCGTAGACGGCCAGACACAATACGGAATCAGACAGCAGATCTACGTCAGAGACGAGGACGACACGCTGGCCACGGCCAAAGCTGCAGCGCAGGACATCATCAACACCGACGGAAAGCCGGACCGCCTCATGAGCGTAAACGCGCCTGACGTTCCGATGATCCGCAAGGGAGACATGGTACATATTCAGGCCGGAACGCTGAACGGATACTACATCGTGAAGGCAATCCGACACAACGCAAGCAGCGGTACCATGTCAATGGACCTGAAGGAACCGGAAGCGGCAAAGACATCAACACCGGCGGCCAGCTCAACACAGACCGCACCTGCAGCAGACCTGAAGGTCGGCGACCTTGTCGAGATCATCAGCGCGGCAGATAACTACTACCCCGGAGGCGCCCGCATCCCTGACTGGGTAAAGTCGGACTACTATCACACCATAACCCAGACGACATCCGGAGGAAAAGAGGTCACAAAGGGCGGAGTGAAATGCATGCTACTCGGCAAGAAGCAGAAAAAGAGCGGCGGCAGCTCTGTGGCAGGCATCAACACATGGACCAACGTCGCTTATTTGAAAAAAGTATAAGGAGGACACGAAATGAGCGGAAACGGAAATCCCGGAGTGAGCAAGCTCGGACAGGTCCTCCAAGAGCGAATGAAGGCATGCGGCGCATCACCGCTGCTGCTTGACTTCGGCGCCATTCAGAGCGACATGAGCCTGCTCACGAACACATATCCAATACCAATCCCAAAAACGGATTATACCGTCTGCAGACAGCTCACGCTCGGGGCCGTAGGAGCCGTTCTGACGACGACAGCGACCGACGGCTTACATTCACACGGCCCCAGCGGAGAACACGCACAGGACAGCGGCACAGGCGCCCACAGCCACACAAATGAGGGCGCACATACCCATAACGTACTCATACCGGAGAAGATGCGGAAGCTGAAACCGGGCGACCGCGTCCTCGTGGCATGGGTACAGAACGAAGCGGTAGTGGTTGACATCATTCTCCCTGCCGCGTCGATTTAAGGAGGGCTCGAAAATGGAACAGACAAAACAGCTTTTTCCCGTCTTCGATGTCCCGGACCTCGTAACCGATACCCCGGTAGAAGAACAAAAGTACAAAGGCAGCGTTTACTTTGATTTCAGCATTGGCGACTTTCGGAGAGACGGAGCCGGGAAGCTGGCCGTCGCGGAAGGACGCGAGGCATACGCGCAATGGTGCCTCAAAACCGTGATGACGGAGCGAATGGCGCATCTTGCATACAACAGCGACATCGGCACGGAAACGAGAGAAGCTATGGCACAGGCAGACGTCGAAGCCGTAAAGTCGGCCATGGAGCGCACCATCACGGAAGCACTCATGGTAAACAAAGCGACAGAGTACGTCCGGAACTTTGAATTCACACACACCCCGGCTGAGCTGAAGGTCGAATTCACGGTGAAGGGCAAAGACTGGGAGGAGATACGCCTCGCAGCCCACTACACAACGTAAGGAGGTGAGAACATGGCAAGACCGGATTTTGTACCACCGGCATGGATGGAGGGCCAAGACAGCGAAACAATCCACAAAAGGATGATGGATATGCTGCCGGACGACATCGACGACACACAGGGCGGTTTTCCTTGGGATTTCACCAAGCCGACCGCCAACGAGAAGGCAGAGCTGCTCGAATTTGAGCTAATGGAAACCATCAAGCTCATGCACCCCATGTGGGCATACGGTGAATGGCTCGACCTCCATGCGGCAGAGGTGGGACTAACGCGCAAGGCGGCAAACCCTGCATCCGGATACGTAGAAGTAACAGGCACGCCCGGAACGACAATCCCCGCAGGCTTCATCTTTGCGGTACCGGCAACAGGAGGAACAGCAGCCATCGAGTACGCCGTCGTGAGCGACACGGACATAGACGTAGGCGGCACGGCCAGCGTGCTGGTGAAGGCCGTAGAACCCGGAACAAAAGGCAACGTGGCAGCAAACTCCATCGTGATTATGAAGACGCCAATGAAGGGCATAACCGGCATAACCAATCCGGACCCGATGACCGGAGGAACCGAGACAGAATCGGACGACGACCTGTGGCAGCGCATCGATGACGCGAACGCCGGAGCCGGTGAGTCATTCGTCGGAAACGACTCCGATTATAAGCGCTGGGCTGAAGAAGTCGACGGCGTCGGAACGGCACTCGTTATCCCGGAATGGCAAGGACCCGGAACAGTGAAAATCATCCTGCTTGATGGCAACGGGCGGGCGGCCAACCCGACGATCATCGCGGACGTTTACGATTACATCGTAAGCCCGGCGGACAGGTCAAAACGGAAGGCTCCGATCGGCGCCACGGTCACGGTAGATAAGCCGGACGAGCTGTTGATAGATTACAGCTTCACGCTCGAAGTCGAAGCAGGACACGACGCTGCAGACATCGTAGACGCATTCAAGGCGGCGCTGCTGATTTATTACGCAGAGGCCAAGCAGGAGAACACCGTGCGCTATACCCGCGTGGCGGCTGTTCTCACGGGCATAGAAGGCGTCGTAGATTACAGCGGACTGACGATCAACGGCGGCACCGCGAACATTCCAATAGCTGACGACGAATACCCGGTAACAGGTACCGTCACGGCATCTTAAGGAGGTGAGCGGATGAGCGATATCAACGTCCCGACCACAGAAACCGGCAAGCGTATGCTTGCCAGCGTGTCCCCCATTTACGACCGTTCATACGTCGCCAGATGGCTCTTTGAGGTCATGGGCATAGAGATGGAGGAGGCACGACAATACATCGAGGAACTCAGGCTGCAGGCCCACCCGAAGACAGCAACATGGGGCCTGTTCTACTGGGAAATGCGATACCACATACCAATAGACGAAAGCCTGCCGATTGAAGACAGACGGCAGAAGGTCATGTCGAAGCGCTGGAAATACGCCCCGATGAACCCAGCAAGGATGGAGGAATACATCAACCGGGCAAGCGGGCGAACCGCCATCGTAACGGAGTACAACGACGAGTACCGCATCGAGATCACCATCAGCAGAGACGAAGGCGTGCTGGAATACGACAAGATCGTTGAGCTGGTGAGAACGGCGAAGCCTTCACACATTGCAATTCAGATCATCCTCGAGGCAAACTGCGGTATTAACGTGCACTCGCAGCCGGAGGCGTACCCATTCAGGTCAAGAGCAACAGGAACATACCCATACCGAAATGTAGAAGGAAGACCGATAAACATAGACATAGCTTTTGCGCCGGAATTGGAAGCGCATATCTTTAGGTCAGTACCAAGCGGCAAAACGAGCGCTGGAACCATACCACAAAGAAACACGGAAGGCAGAGTAGCTGCTGCAGAGATCACATCAACGGTAGCCGCTGTCGGATACACCTTCGAAAGTAGATTGTGCGGTATGCCAATCCGCAGGCTTTAGAAAGGAGGAACACAATGCTTACACAGGCGGCAATAAACAGCTTCAAGGCACACATCGACCGCACCATAGCATACGCGAAGTACAAGATAGGAAGCACCTACTACCAAGTGCCAATTCAGAAG